AGGGCGGCTAAAATTGCTGCCTTATTCATTACTTACCTTCGCTTTCTTTGATTTTTACAAATTCTTCGCCGGACATGCCCAGCATTTTTGCTGCGGCTGCCTCTTCCGCAGTCAGTGCGGCGACGCGTTCGTCGGGTGCTTTGCCGCCCGTTTGCGAGCCTGCCAGTGCAGCGACCGGCTGGGCGTTTTCAATAAAGCCGGTTAAAAATGCCAAGCCGTTTGGCTGTTTCAATACGCCTTCGGCCCATTCTTTTTGTGCCGGCAGCAATTTACCTGCACTCAAAGCAGCGGTAATCAGCTCTTGGCCTTTATCGGCTTCGCGTTCGGCAGTCAGTGCAGCCACTTGGCTTTGCAGCTCGGCCACTACCAACACCGGCGCATATTGAGTTAAATCAGGCTGGCCGCCTTGCGCAGACAGCGCGGCGATTTTGTCGTCTTTATCGGCCAAATCTTTAAAGATAGCGGCAGACAAAGCCACATCTTTCGGTTTGGCCTGCAAAAGCGCAGTCAGGGCTGCGGTTAATTCGGCTTCCTCTGCCTGCGGCAGGCCGAGCAGTTGTTGCAACAACTCTTTCATCGGGGTTTGCTCCGTTTCAGGTTTGATAAACTGTGCCGACGCAGCCGCCAACACCTCGTCCATGCCGTCCAACGCAGGATAATTGGTCAGCGCGGCATGGTAGATTTTGCGGACGTAGCCTTTAGTGTCGTAAGAAAACACCGCCGAGACATAGCGGTATTCCTTGGCCGCAATCGCAGCCGCCGCTTTATCCGTCCACTCGACATCGGCGAACAAGCCTTTAGGCGTAAAATCCAGCCAGCGCATCCAACCGGCGGCAGGTGCGGGCTGGCCGTTTTTTTCCTTATAAAGCGTCTGGTGCTCATAATCGACCACCAACTGATTACGCGAAGCATTGGCCAAAGCCACGACATCATTGCCGTTTTCCTCAGTTAAAAACCAAGCCGGCACATCATTCGGGCGGCCGTCCACCGCGCGAAACTCACCATAGGGCAGCAGCTGAATGCGGCCGTCTTTCGGCTGCACCTCAAAGCTACACGCAGCGAGACTCAGTTGTTGTTTGTCTTTAGGCATATTCCACTCCTTGTCGATAGTGGCCATTTTCCGGCTTTTTTCACACCATAAAGAGCGGACACGCTTCAAACCCGCCGCCGACATTCAGCCGATAGAATTAAATCCGTTTCAGAGCCTTTTTAAATTCGCCTAGGATTGCGTTTAAATCTTCTGATAGGGGTTTGCCTTACCGTCATAAAAAAACGCGCTAAAAAGCGCGTTTTTCAGGCCGTCTGAAAATCAGCCGATCAGATTGGCGAAATAATCCTGCACATCATCCATTAAAGCCTGCTTGTCGTCGTTGCTCAAAACCAAAAATTCACGCTGCGGAATACGCACCTTGCGGCCACGTCCCGCCATGCCGCCGAAATTGTGAATCGCAGCATAAACCAGATTGGTGCCAACCAGCGCGGTGTCATTGTCGGAAAAGGTACTGAAGCTGTTGCGTAGCGCACCGGTATCGTTCAGCGGCTTACCGTTGCGGTATTTCAGCCCCAACCATTTCGGACGGCCGCCCGCGCGGAAATTATCACGCACGCCTTTGTGCATGGTTTCCGATAAGCGGCGCATAAGCAGATAGCGGTTTTCCACGCCACTGCCCAAACGTTCGAGCTGGTTTTGCACCACAAACAGGTTGTCGATTTGGACTTCAATCATGCTATAATCATCTCAAGACATCGGAAAAGCGGTGATAATCTCGATACCGCAGCCTACCCGAAAGGGTGACCGAGAGCGTGTGCAAGTGATTTCGAGCCTTGCCCGATGTCTTACTTCAACACTTCTTTCTTTTCCATTAGTTTTCTGATTTCTTTCTCATTACTGATTCGGTACGACTGCAAATATACTTCCTCCACGTCGTCGATATACTTCAAAACCGCCCATAAATATTCCTGATTGCGTTGAGTTGTAAAAATCAACTCTCTGCCATCTCTGATAATATGGTCTGGATTAGCCAAAAATTCAGGCAGAAAAGCATAATAATCCTCCGCAAAACCTTGCCCCTCTCGGCTATCCACCTGCTTAATCAGTGTATCGTCCGATAACCAAACAGTCGCCCGCTTCAACCCCGTACGTTGTTGCACTTCTTTACTCAACACGCCTGCCGCAAATTTCACTTGCCGCGACAACTTGTTGCGGATGTCGATTTTTTCGGCATTATCAGGCTTGCCGTCAATTTTCAGACGGCCTTTCACTTCATAAAACTCTTCCGAAAGCTGTTTAAACACCGCCTTAAATTCCGCACCGCCCATTTCCGCCTTTGCAAACTCATGCGCCAAACCACGGTCGTATTGGTCTAAATTCGGCCGGTAATTCATGCGGCCGGCATTGTAGCCAAAACCACGGTCGGTGGTGTGCAGGCTGCCGTCGGGTGCTTTATAGGCAATCGTCGGGTAGCTGTCGCCTTTTTTGTTGTAGACCTTATGGGTCTCCACCAAATTATGTTCGCCCGACTGGCTCAACACTTTGCCGTCGCGTTGCATATCGCGCTCACTCAACGCAATCACCGAGCAGCGGCAGCGATAGCCGTTGGGCGGGTAAAAGGTTGCCCAAAACGGGTCGTCGTAGCGGTACACCAAGCCATCCATCGCCGCGTGTGCCGGTCGTGTGCGGTGGTCGCCCACTGCGTCATACATCCAATACGGGCGGCTGTCGATGTTGGCCATATAGCCTTGATATTGGCCGGCACTGTAAGCCGTCTGCATATTGGTGCGGTAGATATTTTCCAACCGGCGCGGCGCACCAAATACTTCGCCGCTGGTCGGGTCAATAATAACTTTGCCATCGTGGCCGTTAGGGTGCAGCCAGCCTTTGTTTTGCAGGTGCTGCAAGATGTCTTTGCGCCAATCGGCAAATGCTTGCCCGTTGTCGGCCGCCTTAATCATGGATTGCTTGATATCGTTGAGCATATCCAAATCGGTTATGCGGGCGATGGTGTACACCTTGGCGATTTCCGAGGCCGTCAGGTTGCGGTAGCTTTCGGCGGTCACGCCTTTGGCTTGCAGCCACTCAATCGCTTTTGCAGGTTTGAGGCCGAGGGCAAACTTAATGCTTGGCATTGGCTTGCCCCAACAGATCGCTCAAAAACAGCGCATTTTGCATATAGCCTTGCAGGGTTTGGTTATCCAACTGCGGGTAGAGCGCGGTCAAGGCGGCATCTGCCTCTTCGTAGCTATCACACGCTGCCAGCGCGGCCACCGCCTGTTTGATAATCGGATTGAGCTGCGCGTTAAAGTCGGGCATTTCCAACGCCTCGTCCAATGAGCCGTCCAATACCTGCTGCTCGCGGGCGGCGGGGCGGCCTGCCGGTATGCGTGCGGACAATGCCGCCAGCGCAGCTTGATGCACGGGATTATCCGGCACCACACGCGCCAGCACCCGCTCGCCCTCGGCAGGCTCGGGAATTACCAGCTTGTCGCGCACCCAACTCTCCGGGATTTGAACGCCCACGTCCACCAGCTTAGGGATGGCTTCGGCCATTACCGCAATGTCCTCCGCCTCGCGCGTATCAAACTCAAATTTGGGTATGCGGTTCTGGTCGGTATTAGGATGGTTGATTTGCAGGTAGGGCAAGATAATCTGTTGGGTAATGGTCTGTGCCACTTGCTTGGCATCCGACACCAGCAAATCACGGCGCACCTCGTTGTGCACTTTGCCCAGCGCATTAGTGCTGCTTTTGCCGTCGGCTCCGCTGGTGAGCGTTTGCCCCAAAATCAGGCGCGCGGCGGATTTTTCGCACCAGTCGGCCATCTGCAAAAACGGGTTGCTGGTGGCAGTCGTGCCGCTGGCCGCTTGATGCAGCTCGACTTCCATGCCTTCGGGCATGATGCCCGCCGCGTTGTGGCCGATTTCGGCAACCGCGCGCAACAGCGTACGTTTTTCTTCCTCCGTTGCACCCGCCCCGTATTTGCCGATACGGATGGGCATGCCGTAAAGCTCCAAAAACTCGGCAAAATCATGCACGGCGTAATGCTTAAACATATACAGCCAGGCAAGCGTGC